CCCGTCCTAAATGAAGGAATAACCCTCATTTTGGACCCACTTACTCTTCACCTTAACGGTGCCCCTGTAAGAGGGGTGTGTATCATTACCGACTATCCAGGCATACATTCCTGTATGCCCCGGTAACGCACGACCTACCCGCCGCACACAAGCGACAGGTATCTTCACCTCGCTACGCTGCAGTGTTTTACTGTAGCGATGATTGATAGCCTTATTTAGGGGCCACCATTCATTTGCGATAGTTCCGATGGCTTTAGCAGTCTCCATGAACCCACAGTCCCAAAAGGACTGCGCGTACTTAAGGAGACCTTGCCAGGCTTCGAACGATTCGCATGTGGTTCGTTTGAATCTCACGATCCGAACATCGTAACCACACCAGTAATAGGCACCGCAACTCTCCCTAATAAGGGAGTCGCGGCACGTCTTGCTAGTGTTGATTACGAAACCACACCTCTGTAACGAGTCTATGACGGCATCAAAACCCTGCAAAGGGCAAATAATGTCGTCTCCAAACACCCGAAGGTGCGGTGCTATCCCCATCGATTCCAATGTCGCCCTGGTTATTGACCAGAAGACTAAGGTTTCGACGGGAAAACATATAGCACTACCCATCGTGGCGAATGGCTCAACCCGATGCGCTTTTCCATTATGGTAGAGCGCGCGAGAAGAGTGCCGACTCAATACAGAAAAGACTTCTCTGCTAAAGAGCAAGCGACATAGGGTTTTGGAAACCCTGTCACTAGCATCCTTTAGATCGATCGTGGCATATCTGTAATCCTTCGCAAGAAGGCCAGACTTGCCTTGATCGACAAAAGAGATAGCCTTTCTAGTGAGACGGTTAGTATGCACGATGTCCATAAGGACAGACAATAAGCCCTGTTGGGCAAACTGCTGTTCCTTCGACTCGATGCAGATTGTTCTAAGGGACTTAAAGTCCTTCGGAACACAGCATACCCGTGCATAACCGCTAGTGAAATCCTTAGGAACCGAAGTGCCCGACCAAGAATAAAGACTTGGACTGACACCCGGAACTCTTTTGAAATTCCACTTCTCACAGGGCGCATCCCCCTCAAACGTGGCCCCCGGGCCATGTCTGCCAAATGGATTGGATTCCCATTGTGCAAGCATGGCATTCAGGTTTTCGTCTTCACAGAGAACCCAACTCAGAAGCCTTCGGGCTCTAAGTAGGATTCTAGAATCACAAGTTATCGTTGGTTTTTCAACCATACGATCCATGAATTTCTTCATGGCCTGCTCTTCATCCTCTAGACATCCGCAGTCTTCGACCTTGCTGAAGGCCAAGCAGACCTGACGTATCACCCAAAAGGGATACGCGGCCGCTCTGGCTCTCTCATGGCGAAGGTCGCGAATGTCATAGAGGCAGTTCCCTTGGTTATCGAACAAGCTTTTTAAAAGCGAGTTCAGAAACTTCGGGAGACGACTCTCTCTAACCAATTCAAAGCCCATTGGGCATTGGAAAGGTGAGAGGGTAATAAGGCTCGTTTCGACGGCTTTACCCAGTAATGGGAGAAGTCGTGTTGCGAAACCTTTACCCTCATTGGCCATCCTCTTTTGGAGGTATGCCAAATCGAGAGAAATAGCTTTGTTTTCTGGGAGGTGCTTTTGCACATCGCCGAAATAAGCTGTGTAGAAGGTTGAAATCAGCGACAAGCTGGTCCCGACTTTCATCGTTTCCTCGCTGTGGTCTTAGATTTTACGCTCCCAACAACTCTTTAAGCGCTGCCAAGATTTCCCCAAACTGTGCCGTAGCAATTGCTAATGCACTGAGTAAGGATAACCAGGCGGCTTTCTTAAGGAAACCACCCTTTCGTCGATCCATTAGAGGTCACGACCTTCAAGTATCGCTGTACGAGCGGCATTAACCGCAGACGTAACTGCGTACTGGTCGTCCAATAAAGACCCTATCACACACAACAGTTCGTTAAGAACTGCTGTAGTGATAATGGATTGATCTTTCGGGACCGAGACGTCAAGTGTAACGGACGCCGTTGCGGGTTTCCCCGTAGTGGCGTTGTTATCTGTGCGTCCGACCCGAATGACCAGGTGGGAATTAGCTGCTGCACCGGGCACAATCTTACGATTAATGCTTACGGTGTAGGGCTGAGAGAGACTCCGACCAGCCACCTGCCACGACGCACCTTCAGGACTCGTTGATACGAGAGCGAAGGCTTGTGTTGCTGCAGACGACTTATAAGGAGTCAAAGTTGCGGAAGCCATAAGACCACCTTCTTGTTAAGCCTCCGGAATAGGAGGCCGTTGGTTTTCACCGACTTAACTTCTGAATAATCAGAGAGGTTAAGTCAGCGGCTTGGATAGCGGAAAGGTCCGCACCTAGAAAGACGGATGAGGCCGTAGGCAATCCCCTTACTCTCCTAAAACGAGTATATCTTCCGATATTTCCCGTTAAATTTGGGTAAGGAGCTCCAGCAAAAATATTGCTGTTGCTCCAGGGATTGTTTAAGACAACTCTTAATTGGAAATTATATTCGGTTTTCACCGAATATCCTAGCCGATAAAGAGGTTGACTCATCAAGAAGTTCATTGAGGGCAGATGCCTAATGTTCTTATTGTGGACAAACCAATCCACAACGAAACTATATGGCATCGCTTCCCATAAACTTGGTAAGACAGAGGCCCAATCAAGACCGTAAGCTTGGCGGAATCTATCAAGAGCTGTATAAGGCGTCAAAGACGCATCATCAGCCTCGGTAGAAACCACGGCTTTCGTTTCTCTTGACAGGACTCGAATTCCCGACCGCAAGTTATCCGTACAACTGTTCGAATAACTAGCGTAGGAATTCAACTCTGTCTCCGTCAATCCGAATGAGGTGTTCAACGGCTCAAAGAGACTCCATCTTCGATGAAGCCTCCTGCGAGCTCCTTCCGGATGCGAGGAAGACAACGCGGTACTTAGTCTTTCAGAACTTTTAGTAAAGTTCTTAAGATCATAGAACCCCGCGTTCCAACCATAGCGCCCTTCTAGCCAGATATTGGCACCCCTCGAAGCGAGGGCAGAGGCTGAGGATTTCCCAGCCACCTGTCGCCAGTCTGAGCGAAGGAGAGAGAATGGGTTAGTAACCATTCTGTACGTCTTGGGCAATTCTCTTATCGTGACCGCAAGCAGCGATCTTGATTCGAGACGACCCTTAACGTCATCGGCTAGCCCAACAATTAAGTCCGACCAGGGGATATCAGGCTCATCAGCTTCTAATTCCTGCCTTTGGGCAAGGCTTAGATAGCTGGAAACCTTGAAATCACACCAATACCAGTCAATCGGTTGACCTGCATACAAAGAGTTGGGTACATACCCTTCCCAAGTAATTAGGCTCGATGACTGCTTGGAATGATCAAGAGGGTTATAAAGCTCTCTCGATCCGACCTCGTCGGAGATCGCCGAGTACTCCGAAATCCCCTCATCACCAACACAAGTAAAAGTATCCGGCCCATAATATGGGCTAGTGCCTTTACTGTGAAAGTAGTGAGAGGCAAGGGGTACACTCGAATAGCGATCTCGGGCCATAAGCAACCTCCGTGGGACCTGAAAGGGTGGTAATATTACCGGCTGGTAGGAATACCAGCC